CGGTGGCGGTGGCATCGCCAGACTGGCGCGAGAGCATCTCCAGCCCGAGAACGGCCATCCGGTCCTCCAGATCGACAAGGTCCTGACGGCCGGCGGCAATCGCCGCGCCGGAATGTTCGACAAAGCGCAGATCAGCCGCCGGATCATCGGCCAGAACAAGCCGGTTCGGCCCAATCTCGAGCTTGCCCTCGGCAATCTGTAGGGCGCGGGCAAACAGGATCGGCACCCGCGCAACATGCAGGATATGGCGCTGATCGCTGGACGATTGCCAATGCGCAAGATTGAGCCAGGCAAGATCAATCAAGGGAGGGCGCGCCTGCATGAAGCCGGTGGGCGCGGTGTTCATGCTGATCAGCGGCACCTGGCCCAGATCGTGACGGCCCTCGGCAATCATCTGCCAGCCGGCGCCGGTATCAATGGTGCTGGCAAGGCCCGGAGACATGGGAGACATGGGAGACATGGCGGCAGTGGTGGCAGTGGTGGCAGTGGTGGCGGTGGTGGCTGTCGGGGCAAGGCCGGCTGGCTGCCACAAATCCCAGCTGCGGCGGTCAATCCGGCGGATGGTCGGCACCTGTTCCTCGCCATAGCGGCCACGGGGCCGGGCGTGCATCTCGCGGATGCGAATTTCGGCAAGACCATCAGCATCACGGCGCAGGCCAAGCAGCTGGCTGGCACGCACCAGAACACAATAGGGCTGGCCACCGCTGGCCGGCCGGTCAACCAGAATATGCGCCAGCCCATCAGTGAGAAGCGCGCGCAATATCTGGCCGGAAAAAGACCCGATGGCGGTTCCCTGATTGTCGATATTGCCAGCCCGCGCCGCCACAGCAGGTGCCGCCGCATCAATGCGGACCGGCGTGGCAAAAGGCCGTCCGGCAAGGCTCTGGACCGTGCGGGCAAAGCCATTGAACAGCACCGTGCGGTTGAGGCGGGCGCGCCAGGCGGTCCAGCTTTCGGCATTTTCGCGCGGCAGCCAGCGTTGGCCGGCCCGGCGCATGGCGGCGGTCCCGCCCATCAGATCGGCAATCAGATCCAGCTCTGCGGCCATGGCGCGGTGCGCCACGCCGGGGCTGGCGATGGTGTCAGTCAGGCTCATGATGTTTCCTTAGAATGTGGGTGGTTCCGGGCAAGAAATCGGGCAAGTAATCGGGCAATAGTCGGCCAAGTAATCGGGCAAGTGGTCAGGCAGTAATCGACAGGCAATCGGGCAATAATTGACAGGTAATCGGCCAATGACCGGCAATAGTCGGCCAAGTGATTGGCCAAGTAATCGGGCAAGTGGTCAGGCAGTAATCGACAGGCAATCGGGCATGCAATTGACAGGCAGCTGTGACGCGGCCGGTCAGAAATTCACCTCATGAACGGCTGTCTCAAGGCCGGTCAGAAGGGCGTTCACCGCCCAGACAAGCGCGTCCAGACGGTCAGGCGACGGCGTTTGCCGCTGGCCCGGAATGCAGGCGCACATCTGGTCCTCCAGCGCATCAAAGCTGGTGGCGTGACGCACCTGCCCCCGGGCATAGGCAGCGGCAACAGGCTCTGCCCGGATGGCCTTGGCCCGCATCGCCCGCACTTCTCGCAGGGGCAATGGCGTGCCATTCTGGGCAAGCAGCGTGCGGATCAGATTGCCGCCCTGATTGATCTCGGCGATCACCGTCTCAGCACGCCAGCGGTGAAAGCTGGTGGTAAGGGCGCTGATCCAGACATCGGGCGGGCCGTCACAGCTTTCATCGGCAAGCACCCAGATCTGGCCCTCGCCATCCTTGCCGACAATGATGATGCCGGTCTCGCCCGGCCCGCCGATGGCCGGATCAACGCCGATGACGACGCGTTGCAGCTGGCTGCGCGGCGGCGGCGCATGGCGCATGGTGGCAAGCTGGCGGCGTGACCAGAGAGCGCCCGGTGCCTCATCCAGAAGGACGCCGTCAAGTTCCTGTCGCGCCAGGGCAGTATCGGCAAAGCGGCTCTGCATCGCGGCAAGAAATGTGGGCGCAAGATTGGCCTCATTCTCGGCAGTGCTGCCCTGCACAAGCGCGGTATCAGACGCGGCGGCAAGCTGGCTGAGCCAGGTTTTCGGGCGCGGTGTCGTCGTTGCCAGAGCGCGCGGATGCAATCCTGTGCGCAGGGCCAGCATCAGATTGTCCCACGCCGATGGATAGGCCCATTTGGCAATCTCATCAGCCCATGCAAAGGCAAATTCGGGGCCGCGAAGCTGTTCCGGGTCAGCCGCAGAAAAACAGCTGGCGACAACGCCCGAGGACCATACAAGCTGGCGCTGGCTGCGGTACCATTGCGGGCGCTGATGCGGCGGACAGACGGCAAGAATGCCCGATGGCCCCTCGACCATGACATGACGCACATCATCAAACGTATCACCGACAAGCGCGATTCGCCCGCCAGCGGCACTATCAGCGGCGGCGCGCAGCGGATCAGTGGGACCATTGGCCAGCCAGCGCACCCATTCAGCACCAGCCCGCGTTTTGCCAAAGCCGCGCCCCGCCATCAACAGCCAGACACGCCAGTCGCCCGGTGGTGGTGCCTGTTTCGGGCGCGCCCAGAGCGGCCAGTGATGCAGCAGCCATGTCTGTTCAGTCGGGCTCAGAGCCGTCAGAAATGCCTGACGTCTCGGAGCTGGCAAGCCCATCAGCAAGTCGCGCCATTTTGCGCTCAATTTCAGCTCGGATTCGATTGTCATCCTCTTCGATTGCCGGGACCTTGCCCCGAAAGCGTGAATCAAACTGCCAGGGCCGTCTGGCCTGCAGCAAAAACATCAATAGCCGGTCCGAATAGCGGTTGATCGAACCAACCATCTCGCCGCCAAAAAAACGCGCCTCGGGCGTGCCATCAAGGGCGCGGCGGACAGCGGTCAGTTCCAGCCGGTCGGCGGCCTCCTCGATCGCATCCTCCCAATCGGCGGCAAAGACCGGACAATTGCGCCGCTGGGTGTAGACAGCAGAACGGCGCTGGCCCGCCTCACGCGCGGCCTCGCTGACATTGCCGGTCTGCCGCAGGGCGGCGATGAACAGGGTCTGCCAGCTGTCAGGCGAAACCTCTGATTTGTCGTCAGGCGAAGTCTCTGATTTGTCGTCAGGCGAAGCCTTGGGCATGGTATCGGGCGGCGGTTCGGTTGGCCTTTCTGGAGGCTGGTCATTTGGCATGGTGTCGGGCGAAGCCTCTGGTTTGGTGTCGGGCCCGGGATTTGGCCTGGTATCGGGCGGCCGGTCTGGGGGCATGAAAGCACCTGTCAAAAGATCAATAAAATACGCCACGCCGGGGTGATCCGTGAAAACGCGCCTTTTTGGACTCACCTGTGTGGACTCACCTGTGTGGACTCACCTGTGTGGACTCACCTGTGTGGACTCACCTGTGTGGACTCACGGGTACAGAGACACAAAAGAGAGACAAGAGACACAAAAAAAACCCAGCACCAAACCGGACGACATCCGGTGTGAAGCTGAGTTGCGTAGCGTGCAATAGGATATATCCTATTTTGTGCCAAATGTCAAGCTAAAAATTTCAGAACCCGAAAAAAAAATGTCAAAATCCATCCAAAATCACCCGAAATTACCCGAAATTATCAGAAATTATCAGGGGCACGCTTTTTTTGGCGTGCGTCTATGCTGATGTCTCCCGGGTATGCGTCTTTCCCTGAGACCCGTGAAGCCGGGCTTCATGCCGGCACAACAGCGCCAGCGCCAGCTTGTGATCCCGGTTCAGGCTGGTCCGGCTGCGGTGCATGCGGGCGACAAGCGCGGCCCAACCAATATTACAGGCGCGCGCCCAGACAAGCTGGCGCTGGGGGGCATCAAGGTGCCAGAGCAGACCAGCCAGATGATCGAGGTCATCAATCGCCGCAGATGGGGGGTTGGGGGGGCGCCGAATCACGCGTCTGGCTATAGGAAAAGCGCGTTTTCTGGATGAAATCAGGCCAGGTGCTGCGGCCGCCAGCCGGGGTCGTATGCGCACAGCGGGGCAGCGCATGAAGCGTGTGCGCCGCGCGCGCAAACCGCGCCGCCATGTCGGCAATATCAGCCAGTTCAGCCGAGATTATGCGGGCCCTGGCGTTGGCTCTGGCACCGGATTTGGAATTATGGGAATGGGGCATCGGCGGGACTCCGTTTTGACTTTCTGTCTTATCTAGGATATTTCCTATCACCAACAGGGCGGGCTTGTCCATGACCCGAAAGGACAGGCCCCTATCGCTTCACAAGATTGTGAATACGGGCCTATTGAAGCGGGTTGGTGAATAGGAAATTTGCAGATAGGAAATTTATTGTGGTATCTTCCTATCGCGCCGACACCCCAAACACGTGGTAATGTTTTCAGGTGGGACTGTTTTCAGGTGGGACTGTTTTCAGGTGGGGATCCGAGTGGGCACGGATGGAAGATGACAGCGCGAGGACAAGATATGATGCGCAGGACATGAC